CATCGAAAAATCACAAGATATAAATTTATTTACTTCTCCACCAGAAATTACAACCGCATATTTCTCACAATGACCATAAAACCCACAATTAATAAACCGGTGACCGTACGGGAACTCCCCAAAAGCAGTCCTTCCTAATAAAAATATCCTTTCGGGGCGATTATTTCTATCTCCTAAAAAACTAATATTCTCAAATGTACAATTACGTGTAAATAACAAATCAATCGTACCTGCACCACTTACCGTAATATTAGGGTTTACTTCTTCTTTCCCTCTGTCACCGATAAACCTTATTGCATTTATATTCGTAATACACACGGGGTTTTTAATAATCACACCATGTGGAATTTTAATTACCGCATTATCTAAACTTTCATTTATTGCAGTTTGTAATGCAATACTCCAATCACCATTAACAATTAGGTGTTTGTAATCATTTAAGTCCTTCGTCATATCTGCCAATTGTGACCTATCATTAAGCACCGCCTGGACTAAATTTGTTTCAGATATTTGGCTCATATCTCCAGTTTTATCACCACTAAAAGCTCCAATATTAGTCCATGCAGTTCCGTTGTATCTATAACGAGTATTTGTATCTATAGTCTGTGTTGTCCAGCCTAAAACAGGTGCTGGATAGGCAGTAGCTATTGCAGCAAAATTAGCTACCCAAGGTTTATATATTATTAATGTATTATTATTTATATTTTCAACTGTAGTGTTTGCAATATCTGTTGCAGTTTGTGCCAAAGTTGCTTTGCTATCTGCTAGTGTTGCTTTTTCATTTGCATTATCTCTAGCGGTATTTGCTTCTGTTATTGCTATATTTGCTACTTCGGTAGCATTATCGGCATTAGTTGTAGCTGTATTAGCATCTGCAGTAGCTTGGATTGCATCGGCTTTTGCAGTAGACATATCAGTTTCTAATACAGTCTGCCTTTCTGTAGTATTTACTACCTCTATGTTTATAGATTCTATTCCGTCTGCAATACTTTTTTTTACTTCTATACCATAATCAGCCGCTCTTATTGCTGCTATCTTATCTATTATATCTGCCATTATTTATCCCCTTTCGTCTTTGCTTATATTGGCCTACTTACTCCATTTTCTGTAACTTGCATTAATCCAGCACCTATACTCACGTAATTCGTTGAATTTGCATGTAAAATTAATCTACCTGCTAGACATTCTAAATAACATCCATTCGTTAAAAATAAGTAGTTACCTTGCATCTGTAATCCACTCGTTAATGCTGCACCGTTTACTTGTACATTACCTTTCAGATTAACTGTAGACCCTTCTAGGGTTATACTTCCTGCACTGCCAAGTGCTAATCCATGCGCAGCATAAATAGCAGGTATGCCTGCTCCAAAAAAGTCTAATATACCCATTTGCATTTCAAGACTTCCATTACTAAAAAAATCCATCCATAAAGCATGTAATTTTATATAATCTAGTGTGGCACTTGTTTTCATTTCATTTGCCACCATATTTACTGCTTTTATATTCGTATATGTGCCATTTACAGCAGTTACATTATTGGCAGTTATATCATTATAAGTTCCGCTATTTGCAATTATATTTCCATTTACATCAACGTATAAAACTTTTTGATTTTCGTTTTCTATGCTTATTCCCTCTGTTGCGTTTAATGTAGTTACCACCTTACCATCACTGCGTACTGCCCTAATTCCAAACGCATCACCTACCTGTACATTATTATATACACCATTGTTTTGCATAGAGGATGCTCTTAAATCATTTATAGTACTACTCAATTTAAGTGGGAAATTTGCTATAGTGAGTTTAGGATCATATGCCTGCAATAAATCCAATTCAATTTGTACTGCTTTGTAAATACTATCTACACCCATAACCGGATTATTTAAATGAATATTGATACCTAGCATAAATTGTTCTGGTTTATTACCTGTTAAAAAACTTAAATCTAGTGCATTGCTTTCTAGTAAAAACAAAGGTTGGGTATAATTGCTTAAATCAGCCATGCAAGTGTTATATAATTCTGTTGCGTCTATTATGTCTTTATACTCAACTGTTTTTTCTATTACTCCATAAGTGCTACTAGCTGCTATGTCCTCAATATAATCTTTACCACCATTTACACTGGCTATTGTTAAATTGTTGGCCCCCAGTGGTATAATTCTTGTGCCTAAAGAGGTAACATCTTTACCCTTAATCATATCTTTCATATTTTCACCAAGGGTTATTTCTACTGTATTAATACTAAAACTTTGTAGCCAATCTAAGTATAAGATGTCATTTACTTCTCTTACTCGTATCTCTCCACCCATTTTGTCTTTAACTGCGATTAATTCTGCCAGTGTGCTTTTAAAATTACAACTATATGCCACACTACCAACTATATCCACATTGCCTACTTGGATCTGTTTACTAGCATCTACTTTACTATTATGAATTGCTAATATCTGCATTAGAAATATAGTTGCATCTGTTGTTGCAAACGCATTTGCGCGTTGCTTAGTATCATTTAAATAGCTTAATGCACTCTCGCACAACACTTCTTTATAAAATAGTCCATTACTATCCATGTGTTCATTTACGTCTAAAACACGACCCGTAAACCTTGTAGTGTTATCCCTTGTATCTGTTACTTTAACCTTTGTCGTTAACTCAAATAAACTATTATAGCCTGGATTATTTGCATACAAAACAAAAGAAAGACTATCAACCATGGACAATCCTTCTTTTAAGGGCAATTTATCTATATGTGGAGCTTCTTGATCTGTGCTTAACGACTGAATAACTGTCTCAATATTATTATTAAAAATGCTTACTTCATACATTATAACACCTGCTTTCTAAATACAAATTCAATATTTCCGGTACCATTTAAAATCATAATATTCATTCCCTTTTCCAGTTTAAATTTCAAATTTTTAGTTGTTCCAGTACTGAAATTATAAGTTATTCCAGCTTTAATAATACTAAAATTTGAACTACAAATAATCGTGGGTACTATCTTAGTAGCTGCAACATTATACAGTTGTATATCTTTAGTACCAACTACATCAAATACGCTTTCTTGCATATAATCAGTCGCAAAACAAAATGTGTCCCACAATTGATAAGTACCTTCTTGGCTTATACCCATTTTAAAAGGATAAGCTATAAATACAACTTCAATTTCACAACCTGTATGGTATTCACTAAATACAGGACCATTTTCACATTCAGCTAAAAAATAATACCCAGGAATTAAATCATCATACAATTCCTTTTGGATACCAGACATCAACCATTCAGTAATTTGAATTTTTTTAGTTATATATTCAAACTTGTTTCTATACTTAAGGTTCAAAGTATATTTTATTATTCTTTCCTCATATGTCTGTTCTCCATATAAAGTAGAAAAGTCGTATGATCCATTCATGAATGGCACAGTTTGTTTTATTTTCACTTTATTAGGAGGATTGAATTCCCTGTCTATAATCCGTAATCCAAAATCTTTAAAGCTATGCTTTCCATTTATCTCAAAACCATAATACATTATAGGATCAATCCCCTTTCACTTAAATTTATTCTTTTCCCACTCATGTTGTCATTGTATGGTGCAGTAACAGTTGCTATAGTCTTTCCATCTAAATTTACTGGAACTATTATAGTCTGTGTAGTTTGTTTACTGGATATATCATCTGCATTAACTCTTTCTTTATTGAATGTGTAGCCATGCATTGCAGCAACCTTTGATGTAGTCCTAGCAGTTTCATAATCCACTGTGCCTTTCATTTTACTGGTTAAACTAGATAAATTATTATTTATATCTTTCTGTAGATTTGGAGTTTCTAATTCTACACCCACTCCAATTCCTTTAACTATATTCTTACCTACTAAGTCTCGCATAAGTGTCGATGGTGAATGTATCCCAAAAAATCCTGCAATGCCATCTTTTATTTTAGACGCGGCATTCTTTGCGGCACTTACTACGCTTCCAATTCCAGCAAGAATTCCTTTCCCTATGCCAGATAAGATGTTAACACCAATTTCTCCCCAATTAATACTGGAAAATGCATTTTTAATGGCACTTATTATTTTAGGTATTGCAGCAATAAGTTGTGGAATTGCCTGTATCAGCCCACCTATTAATGCAATCATAATTTGAACAGCTGCATTAATTATAAGAGGTAAATTATTTGTAAGTACTTTTACTATGGTATTAATTATAGTTGGTAACATGGCTATTAATTGTGGTAGTGCTTGCACTAAACCTTTTATAATAGCAAGCATGATTGTTATTGCTGCCTGTAATATTATTGGCAGATTAGTAGTTATTACTTTTAATATGCTATCTATTATTCTGGGTAGCATTGCTATCA